ACGCATCATTCATCTGCTTCACTGCAGATTCAATAAACGTTTCTAAGTCCTTATCAGCCATGTTAATGTTGTACTTACTTAACTCAGCACGGATTTTAGTTCGTGCTTGCTCCAACTTTTCCTCGCCTTTAAAGCCAGTTTCGGATGCGACCTGCTCCACAGCATTGACTGCATTCTTAGCCAAGATTTCGACGATTTTGACAGATTGCTCACCGCCTTTTTTCACCAGGTATTCCTTGATTGATTTGACTGCGATTCCAGTCAGGATGACAAAAATGCTAATTGCTGCATTGATGATGATTTCATTGATTTGTTGCATTATCTTTCTCCTTTATTTCAACTTCGATTTTATCTTTCTGATCAACATTAACTAGTAATTGACCAAGTTTTCTAGCATTATCTTTCTTAATTTGGTTGATGTAAGGTTTCAAGAATTCTGGGAATGCCCAACCAATCGCTTCCCAATTCTCAAGCACAGAGCCTAGATAGTTGGCAATAAAGAACATTGTCCAAGTAATTCCCAACGGACGAACACCCAACGAACGAGCATACATCGCAACAAGTAAGATGACTGTGAATACTACGAAGTGACGAATCAAACCCATGGTCCCAATCTTACTATCAAATCGTTTAGTCTTAAATGCCTTGACATACCCTGTAACGATATCCAGGATCATTAGCCAAAAAAAGATGTGGATGTATGGACTAGACGAAAGGTTCTTTAGATGTTCAATAAGCTCATGAATTAGTAAATCTCGCATACGTCACCTCTTATTGAACAGGTTGAGTGTCTAGCTCGCTAGATGATTTTTCTGGTTTTGGTTCAGTCCATTTCCAAATACCTAGCTTTCCGTTTTGTTCAAGACTTGCTAGTTCTTCAAGCGTTTGACCTTGATAAGTGAATTCTTCGTTCACTTGAACCATGACACGTTGCCCTTCCTGGAACTTCTCGATATGATTCGGATTATTAAGTGTGAAGATTTCTTGTGGTTTGTAAGTTTTTCCAACTTGGCCAAGGTCTACCAATTCAAGTCCACGCTTGAAAACTGTTGGATCTAGCGGATTGTCTACATCAGTTACTCGAACCAATACTGCCCAATCTGCTACTGCCTTAACTTCTGCGATTTTTGCATCTTTCTCAGCGAGCTTAACTTCATATTCTTGTGCTTGAGTTTGCAAATCTTCTTGAAGTTTCTTGACCCCGTCTGCTGGATTAAATTCAGTCGTTACTTGAGCAATGACTGCTTTAATCAAATCTTCATCTGACTCATTCATGTGATTACCAATCAAGACACGGTCAAATGCTGTGTACGGTGCATCTTGTCGAATAGCTACGAAAGTTCTGTTGTTTTCTTGTAAGTATTTGTTAATGATTTTAAATGTCATATATTATTCCTTTTCTAATTCTTCTGCCACTTTGTCAAATAGAGCTTTTAACTCTTCGTTTGACTGCAAGACTCTGTTGATTTTTTCAAGTTGTTCGTGAATTTGCTTAAATTGTTCTTGTGATTCGTCACGTTCAGCAAGACTAAAAGCCTCATCGATTATCTTGTTTGCTAGTTGAATACCAAGATTTTGAATTACTTTGTCTGATGTGTTCATGTTTGCCTTTCTAAATATTCGTTCTGTAATAACCAGGTGCTCCTAAATTATTATATTTAAAATGATCTTCAATACCTTTAAAATTTTTATCTATTAAGTGAAACAACTCTACTAGAGAACGTCCTTTAAGTCCAATATCTGAAACATTCTCGATAGTATTCGCTATCGTGTCAATACCGATTGAAAGTGGGTCTGTTGCGTTATACATAAAATCAATTCTATCGCTATAGACGTTTAATGCTGTTGTGTTGTCGTTTGTATTCCAAATCTGAATACCAGCTGAACCGTCATCCATTGCCATTCTATTATTAGAATTTGACATTAAAGCTGTGTAAGAACCATCTTTGCCATGAATCGCACCCTGACCGAATACAAGATATTGTAAAGGTCTTCCAGCAAATTTATTTCTGATACCAATTCCAGGTTGGTTCATGTCTAGCCATCCTGATTGCAAATCAAATGTCGTTTGTCCGTTTAGCGAGGAAATTCGTCCACCTTTGATGTGATTTCCTGTGAAATCAATAGACTGTATCTTGGTAATCGTCGCTTGTTTCGCAAACAACTCATTGATGAATGCTTGTTGTGAAACTAGTCTTTGGATGAATGCAGTATCAAATTTAACCTTCTCAGCCGTTACTGCTTCAGCTCCCAAAATATTGGTAGTCACTGAGCCAGCTTCAAAATTGGCCGTTTTGAGTTTGTCAATCATGGCTGACTTGATAACAGCGTTATCAATCAGCGTTTCTCCTGAGATGTGAGTAGCTCGACCAATGATACGGTTATTACCATTAGCAGCAAAATTGATACCGTTGATTATGTCGCCTGCGCTATTCAAATTCTTGATAGCGTATGATCCAGCAAGCTGAGTGACTTGTGTCCGTGTTGCTTCAGTCATCTTGTAAGCATCATCAAACTGGCTTGGCTTGTATGGCCCAGTTTTTGAACCACGAACCAAAATAGGTTCTTTGAACTCAATCCAGCCATTCTTAGCCAAGAAGATATAAAATGGATAGTTACCATCGTTACCAAAATCAAAATCTTCTTGGACGGTAAAAGTTTTTTGAAACTCTTGCCACTTGTTAAGTGCTGGCCTATCCTTGCCGATATCAGAAGAAAGCAAGGTTTTATTTAAACCGTGATTTTTGACGTTAAACGCAAACGTACTATCTGGATATTCCTTGATACGGTATTTAAAACCGAGTGTGTAGGTTTCATCTTTATATATTTTTTTGACATAAATAGGCAATGTAAACCCAGACCAATTATAACCAGTAAGACCCTGCGCCTTGATTGTGAAAATGCCGTCATTAACAGATACGGTTGCTTTAGGATTGTTGTTTCCAATGAGCGTATTTTTGTCCATTGCCAATGAATTAACAATCAAGTTGTTATCGTCTGTGACGTATTTCCCGACTTCAGTCTGAAATACTTGATTACTCATAACCAATCGTGAAACGTTGTTTGATACGTCGTTTTCTGCACCACCTAAAATTCGCTCGTATAACTGACTTGTTTCTCTCACACGCTGAAAGTCTATTTGATTGACCTTGCCCGCCATTTGACTAGCGATATTAGCGAATCGTCCGTCAATACCTTGCTTGTAATCGGCTAGTTTTGCCTCGTTATCTCGTTTGATGGTTTCAAAGCGTTGGTTAATGCCTTCAACATTTTCAAGGTAGGTACTCTTTGCCACGAATCCATTTGTGATTGTTTCACGGATAGCGCTTGTCTTCTCGTCTGTTTCCTCTTTGACATACTTCTTCAATTCGGTTTGAACAGTCGATAAGTCGCTTCTTAATTGATTATCAGTTACGAAATTGTTGTATACTTGGCTTTTGAAAGTATCAAGATTTTGTCTTGTTGTATCTACTAATCCTTTCACTTGCTCTGCTAAATCAGAGCTTGTGCCAGCTTGTTTCAAGGCTTCTTCTGAATTACGTTTGATTTCTTCAAATCCAGCTGGGCTGAAATCTTGAAACCTTCTGTTGATTTCTTCAGATAGAGCACGTTTGTTTTCCTCTGCTTTGGCTTTGATGGCATTCACTTCATCTGTGAATTGATTAGTTAATTCTTCTTTCTTTCTGTCAAAAGCAAGGTCAGCATTCTTGATTTCTTTCGCTAATTGTGTAGCGAATTGCCCTTGCAAGTGCTGAGTTTCATTCTTAACCGCATCATTAACAGCGTTAGAAAGCATATTGGACAAACCTGACTTAAATTTTCCAAATCCAATAGATAGTAGCTTCTTAGCCATCGGTGAATAAGTATACTTCGTGATTTTTTTACGAACGTCCATCTTGAATCGATCATGAAACAGGCTGACAACATCAAAAATTTGAACAGGAACGTCACTCTTTCCTTCGACTTGAATTTCTAAACTGTCTTCAAGCATGTCGCAGAGTGTTGTTCTGAAATACTGCTCACCGTATTTACGAAGTCCAGCTTCATCTTTTACGTCCTGATCATTAACCTCAATCACATCTTCGTAGATTTGGCTGTACTTGTTAATAAGCGGACTATCTACCACAACAGAAAACTTACGATCAGGTGCTTTTTCTCCCTCACCTTTGACGGTAGTCTTGAAGGTAATTCGAGTCTTCAAAGACTTAGTTGATGTCTTTTGTTGATAGCTAGATAAGTTCTTTTTGTACATAAATAGCGATTCATTTTCTGAACCACCATTTTTCAAAAGTTGAACCTGGTATCCATGACGTACAAGATCGCCACCCCACTGACCAAGGATAGAGTGCTTATCTTTTGTAAAAGCGACCATCGCGTTGACACTATCAGTATTGAACGTGTGACGTTCGTCGATGTCGGAAAAGAATGAGAACGGATTCTCACGAGTGATACTTCCAGCAAAACGACTCAAAGCAGTTGAACCAGTCGCTTTATCCAAAGAAATCGGATTGATGACATAGTTATTCAACAGTGTAAAGGATTGATTCGCATAGACTTGAATATAGCCATGTTTCTTTTGAACCTCGAAAATGACGAAATCTTGTTCTCCATGTAGGTCATCGGCTTTTAGGAAAGCTTCTTCTTTCAACTTCTCCCACAAAGCATCTGAGGTCGGAAAGTGAAAAGTCAGTTGATAGGTACTATTTGCTTCTTGAGAAATCTTGTCTGCATAAGCAGCATTCAGAGGAGTATTCCCATTTGTTAAGTAAATCAAATTTTGTACCTCCAATTTGGCCGAATAATCAATCTAAGAACATTTCCAGTAAATGTAACCCCACTTCTTCCTGTTGGGATTTCAAAGAACCCACCACGCTTTCTGAGAGTGTTCTGAACCGCCCCACTAGCATTGTAGATATTTTGCTTACCTTGTCTACAATCAATTGTAGCTTTCGTTTTTACATTGAGATACATTGTTTCTCTGCCGATAGTAATCGAAACATCTCCATCTCCCTGAACTTCAATGATGGGCTCAGAGTAAATTGTTCCTGGATTGTTAATTGTTCCTGGTCCATTATAAGATTCAGGATTAACCGTTTTTTGATATCGAAAAGGCTGCATGTTTAGCTTGATTTTCAATTGCCATGCATGATTACCAAAAGGTTTGTAGCTAGCCGTTAAAAAATGAGCATAAAAAATAGATTCAGGATGATAGCTAAATTCCAACTCATTGTCATTCGATTGAAATTTATCCAGGATAATCGAGATATCAATCATCTTTGTAACGTGAATTGTAAAAGTTCTGTCATAGCTATCATAAGAACCATCTAATACTCGATAACTTCCATTCACACCATGAAGCTCGGCCACCTCTCCTTTCGGTTTGGCAGCCTCAACTTCTCCAAAATCGGTCACGATACAGCCTGGAAGGGTCGATGTATTAAAGCCATTAATGATCATATAATCCATTAGATTCCCTCCCTTGCTAAAATCGAACCATGTTGTTCATAAGTATTTAATGAGATTTTCTCATTGTCTAGATAGATGTCTGACGATTTTTCAAAGATAGCTGTAAGGATTGATTCCAAACTTGACCTCATAATCGCTATCTCGGACACTGTTTTACTCTCTTGTACTTCAAGCTGAGCTGAAGGCATAGCCAAACGAGCCTCAAGATTTTTCGTGACAGAGGCAGTTGAGTTTAGATCCAGGTTATCCCCTGAAAATACATCAGAGATTTCTCCAGCCATTCCACCAACTGTTTCTTTGACGCCCTTAAACCGTTCTTGTAGTCCTTGGTCTAAACCTTGCATGATTGCATTACCTGCAGGAATCAAGAGTTTACTGTCATATTCAATCGGTCCTTTGTGGTCACGAATCCAGTTTGCAATTCCACCAACAAAATTAGTAACGCCTTCCCAGGCAGATTTCAAACCACCTAAGAACCCATTAAGAATTGCCTTACCAGCTTCCCAAAGGTTAATATTTTTAATTCCATTAAAGATATTAGTTATTTTGGTTACCAGATCACTAACAGCTTGTTTCATGTTATTCCATGCAGTCTGAGCACCGCTGACAAGTCCATTGATGAAACCAAGTACAAGTGATTTTAGTCCGGCCCATGCTGCGCTCGCTGTTGATTTGATATTTTCCCAGAGACTGGATAAGAAACTTACAAAGTTATTCCATAAGTTTTGAGCACCTTGAATCAATCCAGTAATTAGATTCGATACTGTAGATTTTATCCACTCCCAGGCCATAGATGCAGCCGTTTTGATAAATTCCCAAATTGTACTAAGAA